TTACCTTGTTTCAATGAACCCATACCACGAGAAGATACACCAAGTGTAGCACCCTCGTCCATCAGTGACTTGACAATCGCACCATATGGCGTTTCTGTCATAATCTTAGCACGTCCCTTATAGTTATCACCATCACGCTCTAGTTTGGTAATAAGATGAGAGACACGCTCAAGATTGATTGTTGGACCAGTTGGATGCCCCAACTCTCCATAAGCGCGATTCTTTTCTACATATTCTTTATTATAACGTCCAACTTCTTTGTCTAATACCTCAGTTGGATAAATACGTCCATTGCGGTTTTTGATATTACCTTGCATGAAAACGCCTTCGATGAAGTAGTTCTTTCCGCCATCTTCTTTTGCTTCTTTGAGAAGATTTACTTCTTCGGTAATCTCTGTAATTAGTTTCATGAGGATCCCTCCGCTACTTTAGTGGCAAACATTGCAGCATTGCAACTTACCGTATCTTTTGGTCTTTTTCTTATTATAAGTGTGCCGTTTGCAGGAACTCTTACTGATACTTGACTACCTGCATAATCACCGTGTTCTCCTGCAGCATTTGGAGCAGCAGTGTTAGCAATAACGACAGTTCTTGCTGTACCATCATTTGATAGATGAACAGCAGTCGCTAAAAATACATTGGTCGCTGATCCCGTTGCTACGGTATTTGCTAATGCTTTGATTGCCATTTTGTTACCTCATGTTCTTAATAAGAGTATCGTATAACTTCTTATCATTCTTTTGAATTATTTGAAGAACACCGTCACGAGGATCTGAGTCCATAGCCCGAATCATCATAGCAAGATCTTTTGGGTCAGGATTGCTTTTCATCATGTCTGCAATCGCAAGCATATCATCCTTATCAATACCACCACTTTTCTTAGCGTATGTGACAAGAGCACGTTGTGCTTTGCTTTCAGTCATAAACTCAGCAAAGGATTTCATTTTAGAACCTCTTCTCTTGACCCGTTAAACATATGCTCACCAGCAACAGGATGCTTTGTAACTTCAACCTTATGTTGTTTTAAAAAGTCTTGTTCGCCCTTTGATTGCGGTTTAAGTTCTTTCGCTTCAGCATCACCTTTTAACTGTTCAGGTGCAACGTAATCGCTAGCAGGTGCTTCTTCTGAGACAAATTCTTTGAATGTTTTAATCGACATTTTCTTCTTCCTCTGATTGTGCTTCAACCTCAACCTCAGGTTCAGACATAAATGATGCAGCAACTTCTGCTTTCTTCATTCCTACCGCATCTTGTATTTTATTCATGAGCATTGATCCAACAGCATCTTTGAAATCTGATGGATTGCCGTCTGCAGCCATCTTAATAACATCTTTCATTGTGTAATCGCTCATATTTACTCCTTAATATTTATATTTATACAAATTCGTCATTATCTTCATCATCTTCATCATCGCCAATTTCTTTTTCTGCTTCGATTTGAAGATCGACTTCTTCTATTTCTTCTTCGCTTTGTTGTAAGACATTTTTACGAATCCACTCAACTGAGTAATACTTACCAACATAAGCATCAATCTCACTCAACAATCCTAAACGCTCTCGCATTATCTCAGCATTTTTCAATTCTGTGAAGTGATTATCTTCTTGGAAGTCGTAATGAATCTGACCACGTATTTCTTTCCATTCTGCTTTTGTAACAATACCCTTCAAGAGTAACTGTTTCTCAAGCATAATATTGAACAGATCGGTAAATCTAAGTCTTAGTCGAGTTACAAACTTAGAAAACTTCAACTCATCACGAGTAATTTCAGATGCTCGTCCTAGATTAAACTGTCCGTCTGATTCTAAACGTGCTGTTGGCACATTCAATGCTTCGTATAACTTGCGACGGAAATACTGAACATCATCCAACTCACCTAAGTTCTGACCTGCAGGAAGTGTAGTAATCTCTGTTGAACGACCACCTTCACGTCTTGGTAACCAGTAGTCCTCAAGCATCGTCATAAACTTGCGATCGTCTTTCACATCTCCTGTAGATGCATCGTATACAAGTTTGTTCTTATGTTTTGCCATCATGTCGCGCAAGTATTGTTCTGCCTTTGCTTTAGGTAGATTACCGACATCGATGTAGAATATTCTTCGTTCAGGTGCACGTGCTAGTCGATAGATAACCGTAGCATCTTCAAGCATACGCAACTGATTCATAGGTTTGATCGCTTTGTGTAGATGCGAACGAACTAGTTTGTTATTCTCGTCTAGAATACCTGAGTGACAGTATGCAATAGAGTCTGGTGCTATCTTTACACCTTGATTGCCTGCCGATACACCTTTTTCTGAGTAGATATAATACTCACTATATTCTTTTGGTATAAACTGACCATTAGGTTGCACATTTTGTTGCGATTTTTTCTTTTCGCTTCGAACCTTTTTGATCTTTCGTGGATCAATATAACGCAATTCCTGAATACCAGTTCTAGGATTAGCAGTATCGATCATCAAATGGTAATATAATCTTCCATCAACATACCAGTTACGGAATATGTCATATGCTTTGCTATTAAACTGTAGAAGATTAAGTATGTGATCAAACTCCTCGCGCATCGTTTCTCGTATTTGTTCTGGCATTTCTACATCGTCTAGAACAACAGAAACTGGCGGTTCATCTTCATCAAAGACAATCGCTTCGTTGATAACGTCGTCAATAGCACGCTCACACTCTGGTTGTTGCGCCATAGTGCGATATCGTGTTATAAGAGTTGTTTCGTTTTTAGCGGTTCCGTCTTGATCTATGGCAGTGCCATAAAATCCACCTTCAGTGACGGTCATTATCCCATCTTCAGCAGGTGGTGGAGCAAAAGATTGAACAGTAGGTTTTTGTTCTTCTTCTTTCGCTTTGCCAATTGTGAACCCAAAAAGTTGAGCCATATTTGTTTTCCTATGTCAAAGAGTTTAGGGTGGTATAGATGTATTTATACCACCCCAAACGAATCACTTTTATCTGTATTACTGACCGAGTGTTACGCCAGCAATACCACGATTGATAGCAGTTTGTACTTCAGAAGATACGAAACTTTCAATTCTTTGTGTGAATGTTGTGGATACAGAATCTGTCTCCCAATAATCATACACAAATGTTGTTGTAAAATCTTGAATACCTTCTGCATCCCAAGCAAGGTCTATAGTTGAAACCTCAGTTGGAAACAATCCAACAAACTTATAAGACTTGATTGCATTACCAGTTTGACTGAACTGAATAACTGTTGCATCAGACTTATAGTTCTCAGGATTACCACTACCAGTTGTGTTCGTATTGCCAATGTAAGCATTGATACGTGATGACCAATTTTCCATAGCAGTACGAATCTCAAAACTCTCATCATTGATAATAGTGGGTGTCCACTCAGCAAAAGTTCTGTTACCTGCAACTTTAATCTGGCGACCGAAGTATGGTACATCGATCTGACCCAGTGTTGCAGCAGGAATCTGTGCTGCTTTTACCATAAAACGAGAGGTTGGTAAGGTTTGAGCGAATGGCGTCGTTAGTTCGACATAAAACAGCGAACTACGAGCACCACCACCAACTAGTGCACCTTTAAAATCGTTTACATTAAATGCCATTTATGTTCTCCTTTTTATCTATTTATTAACCAAATTGGCCAACTACTTCAGAGAACTCAACCCCAGATCGAACAGCAACAAAATTCAACTGAATGAAGTTGATAGAACGATTTGGTTTGACATAAATGTCACCAACAAACTCGTTTCGATCGATTACTTCCCCAGTATTGTTTGTGCTATCACAAACCACACGGAAATCTGTAATACCACGACGTCCCTGAACATCTCTTAAAAATGGTTCAACCAGATTACGGAACTGTGCTCTAGTGAAGTCATCGTTAAACTCAAATAGAGTAAACTTAGCAGCAGTGCTAATTGCTTTCTCAAGAACGATAAACAATCGACGAACATTAATACGATCAAACGCAGATGGCTTAGAAAGCATCGTTTTGTCGCCAAACAGAATTGTACCTTGTCCTGGGAAGGTAACAACTGGGTTTACACCCTTCTTGTAAAGTTCATCTCTTTCTGTTTTGGTTGGATTGTAAGCAAGTTTGATAGAGTTCCTAATATTTCCACGATTAAATCCAGCAGGTGAGTACCATGGATCACGTGTTAAATCAGTTTGAACCATCAAACCAGCAGTATCAGCATTTAAAGGAACATATCGATAAACATCGTTGTACTTATCGTACTGATATTTCCAACCAGAATCCATAACAGCGTATGAAGAACTTGGTAGAGTATTACGATAAGCAATAATATCGTCACGCTCTTTACCTTCATAAGAATTGTTGTTAACAACATCAGCACGCTCTGGTGAGACAACTGCAACACAATCTTTTCTGACTTCAGCAACGTTCGTAATTAAGTGTGTTGCTAATGTTGCGTCAGCATCACCACCAAGTAAGAAAGAAACGTCAACTTGATCAGCATCTCTAAATAAAGTCCAACCAGTAATTTTCTGAGCTGCAGAAGGTGTAGCACCGTCTTTACCCTTAACCATACTGTTTGTTACAGGTAAATCATTCCCTGGATAGTTCGTCCCTAAATCAGCACGAGTCCCTGCTTTTGATGCGTTAGAGTTATGTGCACGCCACCAAATATACTGAGATGACTGATTAATGACATCTTTATAATAGTTGCCACCACCTTGATCTGTCTTAGCATCAGATGCCATGGAAACATTATCGTATACTTCAAGAACTGCACCTGACTGACCAGTAAACTGACCATCTTCGTCAACAACAGCAACGTGAATTGCGTCACCTTGCGAATTTACAGTATTTGCATAACTAGTTGTTGTAGGAGCATCAGTAAAATTATTGAAAAACTCCCAACGACGAGTCATATCAGTTGTATAGTTAGCAACTGTATTGCTTGTATAATTAGATGTCAATGTAATCGTGTTACCTGACAGAGTTTTAACTTTACGTTGCTGCTTATCTGGACCAAGTAAAAGAATATCACCAACTACAAATTGCGATTCTGTGTTAGAACTACCAGTTCCATTACCAGCAAGAGTAACAGTTGGACTGTTTCGTGTTGCATAGTATGATGTTGAAACTGTTGACTGCCATGCGTTCGCATTTTGGCAGGCAGAAACTTTTAGTGAGTTTCCTAACTCACCAGGATATTTTGCTACCCAATCGCCATGAGTAGAAATCCCTGTACCATATGTTTCGTTATAATAATCTTCATTTTTGATATAAGCACCAACTGAACCAGTGGTAGCATTATTTGCGCCACTAACCACACGGTTGACATAAAGTGCGTTACCATATGAGAGGAAGTTAGCAGCAGTAAAAAAATCTGTTGCTGTGTTTGAGTTTGGCTT